GAATATACTCAAGTACAACTATATCCGATATCATTCTTGGATTCATATTTTTCTAATAATACTAACCCTGAAATAGATCGAACACCATTAGTACGTCGTTCCGAATTGCTTAAATTGCAACAACGATTACAAGATCTTGAGGCTAAATTTGACGCCGTAATTAAAAAATTAGATGTACCAACAACCAAATTAGAAGATGACTATGACCTCCCATTCTAAAAGAATTACAGATTACAACAAAACATTGCCCATAGTAGAATTGTATAGATGTGTACAATCAGAAGGAAGTCGCTTTGGCAGACCTACTATTGCAGTTAGAACTACAGGTTGCACTCATCGATGCTATTTTGGTGAAGGTGGTTGGTGCGATTCTTGGTATACTAGTATTCACCCGGAGAAAGGCACATTTACTTTCAATGACATCATAAAGATATATGACGAAAATCCGCATATCAAAGAAATGATGTTAACTGGAGGTTCTCCGACAATGCATCCGGCATTGGTAAATGAATTGACACACTTTGCACATGAAAGAGACATTCTCATCACTATTGAAACTGAAGGCTCACATTTTATTGCTACTGATTATCCTATCGGCTTATTATCTATTAGCCCTAAGTTTAATAATAGTGTACCCGTTGTGGGCGTTGCTACGCCGCAGGGCACTATCACGGATTCAAAAATGGTATCCCAACATAACAAGTTTAGATTGAATTACACAGCAATCAATGAAATGATTAAATATCATACAGATTATCATTATAAGCCAGTATGGGATGGTACAGAAGAAAATTTGCGAGAAATTGAAGAAGCTCGCATATTCCTAGATATTCCAAAGGAAAAAACATACATTATGCCAGCAGGCGATACCCGAGAAGAATTAATTAAAATGTATCCCGTAGTATTTGAAATGTGTGCAGAGCATGGATACAACATGTCAGGTAGAGATCATATTATTGCATATGATACTAAAAGAGGAGTATAATGAATTGGACAATAACAACAACGTTTGGAGACGTTAAAATAAATTACGAGATAAAATGAAAAAGCTATTATATTTTACGGCAGAATGGTGTGGCCCATGTACATATGTAAAGCCACAGATGCAAGAACTAAGTAGTCAACTTCCTATTACATTTATCGATGTTGATACTAATTCAGCCACCACAGAAAAATACAATGTAAAAAATATACCATGCGTAATCTTAATCGATCAATCAGGCGTTGCGTTAGGTAGAATAGTAGGAACAAATGTAACAAAACAATCAGTTATTAATTTATATAATCGTTAAAAGGAAAAGTTATGGAATGGAAACCGTTAGGTGATCAAGTATTGATCAAAGTAGAGAAAACTACCGAAAAAACAAAAAGTGGAATTATTTTGGTAGATAGAGACATGAACTTTAAGGCAGGAACAATTGTTGCTGTTGGAGATGGTTTGTTTACACAAACAGGTGATAGAATTCCGATGACAGTTAAACCTGGAGATACTGTATACATATACAAATCAAATTTGGGTGAAAACAAAAGTATAGTTTTAGATGATGAAGATTATATGTTGCTTCGAGAATCTGAAATTGGACTTGTAAACGCAGCACAATGATAGAAGCATTAGGATGGGCTAGTACCACATTGGTATTGGTAGGTTACATTTTAAATGCACGGCAATTTACACGTTATGCAATGTATGCCTGGATCGTTGGCGATATTGGTTGGATTACATATGATTTTTTCATTGATAATTTCAGCCATTTGGTATTAAGCTTAGTTATTATTATTATAAATTTATACGGAATATGGAACTTATTATCAGCAAAAAAGAAATCCAATTAAGAGTAAAACAATTGGCATTAGACATTGCAAATGACCATATAAATACAGGTAATGCATTGCCACCAGTAATGATTTGCATTTTGAACGGTGCATACATGTTTTATACGGATTTGCTCCGTAATATGCCGGTAGATGTACAATCTGATTTTGTTAGAATGAAATCATATCAAGGTCAAGATAATTCCGGAGGAATTCAAATCCTTAAAGGTTTAGAAGTAGATCTTAAAGGTCGCAATGTTTATATTGTAGATGATATTTGTGATACGGGTACAACTATATTAGAAGCATTGTTCATGGTTAATAGTCACCTGCCTGCTCAAGTAAAAGTTGTTACATTAACAAGAAGAGGTGGCGGTGTTGATTTAACAAATTTTTGTGGTTTTGTTTTAGGCGATGAATGGATTGCTGGATATGGGCTTGACAACAACGGGGTAGGAAGAAATTTAGAGGATTTATACAAGGTTAATTAATGTTTCAAGGAATAGGTTACGACAAAAAAAATAACATCATGCACGTATGGGATGATGAATTGGGACACCAAAAGTTTTCTTTTCAACCATATGCATATTTGCCAGATGATAATGGTGCACACGTTTCATTAGATGGAACGCGACTATCACAAGTCCCAGGCAATCACAAAGACAATAGAACTGCGTATGAATCAGATCTAAACGAAGAAATGCGCACATTGATTGATTTATATTATGAATCAGATGAGCCATCAAAAGGACATAGAGATTTCTTTTTTGATATTGAGTCAGAACGTGATGAAAATGGTTATTCAACACCGCAAGATGCACGTTTGCGAATTACATCCATTGCATATTATGATAAAGCAGCAAATGACCGCAAAGTATTGGTATTAGATGAAGAACATCGAGTTACAACAAAAGGGTTTAAAGAAGCTGAATATGAAGTAGAGATATTTCGCACAGAAGCGGATATGTTGACTAGATTCATAAATATTTTTGCTGCAGCTAAACCTACCGTAATTACAGGTTGGAACATTGACAATTATGACGTTCCATATCTTGTTAATCGTATTAAAAAGGTATTAGGTGCACAAGCAGTTAAAAAGCTTTCTCCTGCAGGTATTGTAGATTGGAATAAGAATCGCGAAAGATACAAAATCTTCGGAGTATCTAGTTTAGATTACCTGACACTATATAAAAAGTTTACTTATACAGAATTACCAAATTATCGTTTAGATACAGTAGCAAAGACAGAATTAGGTAAAGGTAAAGTTGAATATGAAGGAGACTTGAATCAATTGTTTGCAACTGATATTCGCAAATTTGTTGAATATAACATGGTTGACGTTAACTTGGTTTATGAGTTAGATGAAAAGACACAGTTATTAAATCTTGCTCGAACCATATGTCATAAAGGTCATGTTCCGTATGAAGATGTATATTATGCATCTAAATACCTGGATGGTGCTGCAATAGTTGATTTGAAACGCAATGGATTAGTTGCACCTAACAAACAATTCCGATTTGTTGAAGAAGAAACAGAATCTGATGCATTAGCAGGAGCATATGTAAAAGATCCTATACCAGGATTATACAAATGGATATATGACTTAGATTTAACGTCACTATATCCTAGCATCATCATGAGTTTGAATATTTCTCCGGAAACTAAAGTAGGAGTAATACAAAATTGGAATGAAGAATGCTTATTAAAACCGGAAGCACAACAAGTTACATTTACTAATGGCACGTATGCTCAAAATGTTAAAACATGGCTACAAGACAATGCATATACCGTTGCAAGTAATGGTGCCGTTTATCGAACAGACATTAGAGGATTCTTACCAACGATTCTAGAAAAATGGTTCGATGAACGTGTTGAATACAAAGACAAACGCGATGAATATGCAGTTGGAACGGAAGAATATAAGTTTTATGATGCATTGCAATTAACACAAAAAGTATTGCTCAATTCATTTTATGGAGTATTAGGACTTAAGACATTCCGATTCCACGATTTAGATAATGCAGGTGCTATTACGGCAACAGGTCAAAGTGTAATCAAATTTTCTGCAAAGGTTATTAATAATCATTATGCAAAAGAAGTAGGACAAGATCATTTTATCAATGCAACCAATAGCAAAGCAGAATTTGCATTTTATACGGATACAGATTCAACCTTTGTTAGTTCATTGCCTTTAATTGCAAAACGATTTCCTGGATTTGATGAAACAGATGAAAAGTTCATGATTGAACAAACCAATGCAATTGCATCAGAAGTTCAACGTCTTGTAAATCAAATGTATGACCGATATTCGGAAGTATTTCACAATACCAAAACGCATCGATTCCAAATTAAACAAGAATATGTTGCAAAATCAGGTTTATGGATTGCTAAAAAGCGATATGCACAATGGGTTATATTCAAAGAGGGTAAACCTACGGATAAATTAGATATCAAAGGATTAGATGTTGTTAGATCTAGTTTCCCGGAAGATTTCAAAAAGATAATGAAAGAAACACTTTGGAATATTCTTAAGGAAAAAAACAAAACAGAAACAACTGATATGATTCACACATTTAAATCTGGATTAAAGAATTCGCCGGTACTTAATGTGATGAAGAATTCCGGAGTAAAGGAAATATCGAAATATACCAAGAAAAGAAAACCATTTACAGGATATTTACTAGGAACTCCAGCACACGTTAAGTCAGCAATTAATTTCAATGATTTATTAACTTCAAATGACATTCGAGACATTGAACCTATAACAGATGGCGAAAAGGTTAAATGGGCATACTTATCAGATAATCCTTTTGGTTTTGACACAATGGCACTTCGAGGTTACCAAGATCCAAAAGTTATAACAGACTTTGTAGAACAATACATAGATCGAAATAAAATCTTTGAAAAGGAATTGAAAAATAAACTTGATGATTTCTATGCAGCAATGAATTGGGGCGCCTTCCCGGAAAATAATTCAGTTGCCAAGTTCTTTTCATTTGGAAAATAAGAATTAATTCATTATATTATAGTATGATTGGTTATAAAAGTATATGGTATGGTAAAGAAGTTGAAGGACGCTTTACGGATATCGAAACATGTTTCATTGCAGACTTTACGCCATTAGTTTATGGTACACAACGAATGAAACCTATGCCGCACATTTATATTTGCTCTCCAGCGACTGAGCAATTGATTAATGACAGCAAAAGTAAAGACTTTAATTGGCAGAATGTTTTTAACATGATATCAGACACACAATTTGTTTCAATTGAAGCAACACCTGGTATGTTAGAACATATTCCTCCGATGATTAGAATTCGAGCGCATATCTTATTAATGTTAGATTGCAAAGATGCTGCGTTGTTAAAGCAAACGGATAGTATCAAAGTAGTTTATGGAGATTATAAATTGTATTGCACAACCGTCCATAATATGCAATCAGTAAACCCAGATGATTATAAATTCGACCGCCATGAAGTATAGTGTAGTAGTAACATTTAGCATTGAAGGATTTCATAATTGGCCTGATGCTAAAGATGTTTTTCCAGAAGTAGCATTCTTATCAGATAGACATCGTCATATGTTTGGATTTCGTTGTTATGCAATGGTAACGCATACTGATAGAGATGAAGAGTTTATTTTATTGAATAGAAAAATACAAAAAGCTCTTCGTATAGGATTTACTAGATCTGAAACAAATGTATTAGAATTTGGTTCAATGTCTTGTGAAAGGATTGGCGAATGGTTACTACATGAATTTCTTATTTTATATAAAGTTGAAGTTTGGGAAGATTGGGAAAATGGTGCAATCATTGAAAGATAATATGAAAATATTTTTAGTAGATTTAGAATCTGTTCCAACTCGTTATACTTGCGAATGGAAATGGCACGTGCCGCAATTGCTTAGAGATAATGGCTTTGATGTAGAAGTTATCGAAGGTGACTTAGATATTCCAGAAGCTGTTACGCCAGGTGCCTTTTTAAACTTCGGCGGCACTAATATGTATAAGGCTACGCAAACACATCGTTTAGCAGAATTATTTACACGTGGTGATATTAAGTCAGGAGATCAAATCATATTCACTGATGCTTGGCATCCAGGTATTATCAATGTTAAGTACATGAGTGAACTCCTAAATATTCCTGTTGTAACGCACGGACTTTGGCACGCGGGTTCATATGACCCAAATGACTTTTTAGGTCGTCTCGTTGGAGATAAACCATGGATTCGTCACGCTGAACAAGCCTTTATTGGAGCATTTGACCATAATTGGTTAGCAACTGCAGCACATTTTAATTTAATGTGTAAAACATATGACATATTTCATAATTCGACATTTGATAGAACGGGTTGGCCTATGGAATATACAAAAACGATGATTGCTCCTAAAATGTGGTCAAAGAAAGAAAATATCATTGTATTTCCACATCGCATTGCACCAGAAAAGCGTTTAGATTTATTTCAGCGGTTAGCAAAGCATCCGGATTTGAAACATTATCAATTTTGCGTTGCAATGCAAATGAATTTAACCAAAGCGGAATATCATGAATTGCTTCAACGTGCACGCTTTGCAGTTTCATTTGCAGATCAAGAAACTTTAGGCATTTCCATGTATGAATCAGCGTGTGCCGGAGCTTGTCCAATAGTTCCAAATCGTTTATCATATACGGAAATGTATGATCCAATGTTTAAACGAGCTGACTCGGTTGCCGAAGCAGCAAAAGCAATACTAGAATATGAACAGCAAGAAATGTCCGAAGCAATTGGGCAATTAGTTGCAAAATTACATAATAACTTTTTTTCAGCAAAACAATTAATCAATTATTTAAAAGGATACGAAAAAAATGAGCGAAAATAAAAGATTCATATACTTTCCATCATTGTCCGCAGGTTCCATGGTATCTGCTTTCAAAAAGGATATGAAATTTGAAGATGGTAACCCTGTCAAATTTTTTGATTCTAGATATCCAGCAGATTGGAGACATCCATATTTCCTAGTCACTGCAGGACATCATTACAAAAAAATGGACTTTAGAAAGCAAATGGGCTTAGAAGATGATGTATTAGTATTTGGAGATTCAGGAGGTTATCAGATAGCAACTGGAGCTTTGCCTTATAGTAATGAATTGCGTGAAAAGATATTTCATTGGTTAGAAGCTAATAGTGATGTTGCAGCAAATTTAGATATTCCACCTAAGACAAAGTATAAGAATCAATTTGCTCTATGTGCTGATATTAGTTTTGATAACTTTGCTTGGTTTGAAAAACATCAATCAGGTAAGACAAAATTCTTAAACATGTTGCAAGGATCAAATTCCGAAGAGTATACATGGTGGTATCACAAATTTAAGCATTTTGATTTTCAAGGTTGGGCAATTGGAGGTCCACAAAAGTTAGTAGACTTTATGTTTGCAGTAGCATTGATGTTAAAGAATAGAGAGTTTGAAAATAAGCGATTAGAATATGTCCATTTATTAGGTATTTCTAAAATATCAGATTTCTTTATATTAGCAACCTTGCAAAAGTTAATGAATCAGCATACCGGTAACCGAATTTACATTACAACGGATTCATCTTCTCCGGGTCAATATCCAGTATTTGGAACATACCTGCATTCAACAAATTACAAGTCACAATCATTTTCTGAATTGTATTTTCCTAAGAATGCAGAATACCGCAGAAAGACACATATTAAACAAGGTAAGACGGGCGAAGTTCCAATTGATTTAACTCAACATGTTCCTTGTTCATTAGGCTGTCCAGCTTGTAAAGATTTTACATATGATTTGCTAGGAGGAAAGACTCCAGAAGGATTAGACCGATATTCTCAAGAAGCTATGCCTAGAATGGTTGTTCACAATACGCATTTGTATGTACAAGCAGCAAATGAAATAAATCAATTAGTTGACAGTCACGTTGAGTTGCTAGAAACAATGATACCAAGAGACTTATATGATGTAGTTCTTTCATTACATGAAATGTTTGCAGATCCAGATGGTGCACCGCAAGTATATGAAAAATACATCAAAACATATAAAAAATTCGGCGGAAGTAGTATTTCCACAACCGATGCAGAAAACTTTAATAAATTCTTTAAATTTTAATCAGGATAAACAATGGAAAAAAGTAAGTTACAATCATTTATTAATCGTTATTATTTAGCAGGTAATTGCGAGGCGGTTAAATTAAATCAAAACGAAGAAGGTGTTGGTTGCGAATTGATCGATATGGACCAAACAATTGTAGGTAAAATACAATGGAAGACAACACCATTCATGAATGGCGAATTGGGTATCAATCATACCGGTGCATTAAACAAAATGCTAGGAGCATTAGGCGAAAATATCAATATCAATGTAAAAAATGCAGCAGGTAAGAATTATGCAATGGAAATTGCTGAAGGTAGCACTAAGGCAACATTCATGTTGGCTGACACGACAGTTATTCCAGCAGTACCGTCAATCAATGCAGAACCTGACTATGTTATTGAAATTCCGGTAAATGAAGAATTCATAAGCAAATTTATCAAAGCTAAGAATGCCTTGCCAGATGCTAAAAACTTTGCAGTGCAAGTAAAAGACGGCACAATTAAGTTTATTATTAATTATACAACGGTTAATGCAGATAACATTACATTTGAAGTAGGAACAACTACAAGTGCAGATATGGAACCAGTTTGTTTCTCTGCAGATAAATTAAAAGAAGTACTTGTTGCAAATAGAGGAGATTCAGGTCAATTAAAAGTATCGCCAGATGGATTATCTAGAATTAATTTTACGGGTTCTGATTTTGATTCAACTTATTGGTTAGTAATGTTACAAAACTAAGGAGAAGAATGCAAGTACGAGTAAAACGACTACATGAAGAAGCAACGATCCCGGCATATTCAAAGCCGGGCGACGCTGGATTAGATTTAACAGCAATTTCTGCAACTAGAGATGATTATGGAAATGTTGTTTATGGAACGGGGTTGGCAATTGAAATTCCCGAAGGATATGTTGGATTGATTTTTCCTAGATCATCAAATAGCAAAACAGATTTATACTTAACAAATCATGTAGGTGTTATTGATTCTGGGTATCGAGGAGAGATTATGTTTAAATATCGTCCAAAAGACACATTACTTAATGCAAAAGTTTATGCAGTAGGCGATAGAATAGGACAATTAATGATATTACCATATCCTGCCATTGAATTAGTAGAAGCAACCGAATTGTCTGATTCAGAACGAGGAAAAGGCGGATTTGGATCAACAGGTAAATAAAAAATATGTTTGGACAACAAGAAAACACACTTTGGGTTGAATCATTTCGACCTGACACATTAGAAGGATACATAGGCAATGAGCATATTATCGAGAAAGTTAAAATTTTTATTGATAATGGCGATGTTCCACATCTCCTATTTTATGGATCAGCTGGAACGGGTAAGACGACGTTGGCGAAAATAATCGCCGGATCGGTAGATGCTGATTTAATGTATATAAATGCATCAGATGAAAACTCAGTAGATGCGGTGCGAGATAAGATTAAGCGTTATGCATCAACGGTAGGATTTCGCAGATGGAAAATTATCATCTTAGATGAGGCAGATTACTTAACACCTAATGCTCAAGCAGCTCTTCGCAATCTAATGGAGACTTATAGCAAAACAACACGCTTTATCTTAACATGTAACTATGTTGAAAAGATTATTGACCCAATTCAATCACGTTGTCAGACATTTGCTATTACTCCACCAAATAAAAAAGAAGTAGCACAACGTTTAGTTACGGTATTAGATGAAAAGGGCGTAACTTACGATATTAAGGATATTGCTGCAATTATCAATGCATCTTATCCAGATATTCGTCGAGCAATTAATGCGGCACAAGCATCAGTAGTTAATGGCAAATTGCAATTGGATAAAGCTTCTGCAATTCAAGCTAATTACATGACCGAAATACTTGAAATGCTCAAGAATGCAAAAGATAAAAAGGCAACATTCACAAAAATTTGTCAATGCATTGCAGATAGCAAAGTTAGAGACTTTACTCCATTGTATACATTTTTATATGACAATTTAGATGAATTTGCACATGGACATATTGCACCTTGCATTTTGATTATAGCAGAATCACAATTTAAAGATGCTAGTGTAGTAGATAAAGAAATTAACATAATGGCAATGTTTGTCAATTTATTAGGAGAAATATGAGTAAATTAACCGCACCAGGAATTAAGCCAACAGATATGCAACCAATTATCTGTAGGGAATGTGACGGAATGTATTTTCGTCAAGTTATGGCAATTAATAAAGTATCAAAACTATTAACGGGTTCTGATAAAGACACAATGGTTCCAATACCAGTATTTAGATGTGATGATTGCGGAGCTATTCCAGACGAGTTTCAACCAATTAAAACGAAACTTAAGTAATGTCAGTACAATATCACAAAAGCACGGTTAGCATTGTGTTTAAAACATCGAACAGAAGCAATGCTAAAACTAAAATGAAAACGTTTCGCAATAAAACGATAGATGACATTTTAGATGCAAAACGTATTATCGGAGTTCCAGATAATGCGGTGATAATTGAATTAGGAATAGGTAAACAATTGGAACAACAATATCGTAACAAATATAAACTATAATAAATGGCAGAAGAAAAAAAGGGTGCAACAATTTTTGATTTCATTAATGGCGTAACTGACAAGAAAAAAGAATGGTCTAAATGGTCTGAAACAGATCAAAAGAAATTTACTCCATTTATTGTTAATCGTTGGTTGTCAATGCGTATGGAATTAACAGAAATTGTTAATGAGTTTCAAACCTATACAATTGGCTTATTGCGTCCGCAAGAAACGTATAGATTATACTATGAATTTCTTCCTGCAACTAAAGGATTTGCAAAATATATAAAAGGCAAATCAGAAGATAAGTATGAAAAGGATTTAGTTGCACAAATTGCCGAACATTATCAAGTATCCAAATCAGAAGCTACTGACTATATCGATTTAATGGATAAGACTCAATGTGATAGAATTTTATCAATGTATGGTTATAGTGAAGGAGAAAAAAAGAAATTATTGAAAGGAATAAAATGACACAAACTGTTGAAACTCGAATCATACCAGTAACAGATACAATTGTAGATTCAATTATAGATCGATTCATACAACGTTCCGTAATTGGAAAAGCAAAATACGGAACCGATATGGATCGCACAGACCTTTCACTTAAAGAATGGTTGCAACATAGTATTGAAGAAAAATTAGATGATATTCTTTATATGCAACGTGCTTTAAAAGAATTAGAAAGGTTGGAATCTAGTAATTGATTTTTTTTTTTGCTGATATTTATTTAAAAATAAGTAAAATATGAAAAAAAATACATTAGCAGAAAATATGCGTAGATTTGGTACTAAGAATTTACGCGAAAGCATCGATGCACAGGCAATAATAGACAGAGCGGTAGAAGAACACGAATCATACGGGAAAAAATGTATAACACAGAAAAACTGCCCAAATTTAATTAGATTTGCTGCAGGAGAAGCTTTAACGATTTATGGCATAATATTCTCCTTCTTTCCAGCTACAGAATATGCAATGATGTCACCAGCTTTTATGTCATTACAATGGGAACCAAAAACATTGCCGATTACTAAATGGGTTTGGGGAAAAGCATATAAAGCACTATCTGCAATAGAAAAGGAGAAAATACTTTCTGAAGTAGAACGCGTTGTAAAATGTCTAGGTCAAGATTATTTTGAACGTGTTATTAATCCTTTTGGTTTTTAAATATAAAAACTAATAATCTAAATTTACAAAGTGCTAGCAGAAATGTTGGCACTTTTTTACTATCCGGTTGGTATATAGTGATATTTTTCATATATTAATAGTATGAAATCCGGAAACTATCTTTCACCAATATATCGTTTATCTCAACGAGATGCAACGACAGTTCCAAGAAAAATATCTTATTCGCAGTGGTCAATGTATGAACGTTGTCCACTTTCTTGGAAATTAGCTTACATTGATGGATTAGCTCCA